GCAAAGCAAAAAAAGCCTTATAAAGTAACTTGGTACTAATATGTGGTTCAGTGCAATTAAGCTTGCTTTAAACGCTGGAAGTCACATTTACAAAAAGCGCCAGGAAACCAAGATGGCTATGGCTGATGCGCAGCATATGCATGCGCAGAAGATGGCCCGAGGTGAGGAATCTTACCAGGGCAAACTTTTAGAAGCCCGTCAAAACGACTACAAGGATGAAATCGTCCTTTTGATCCTCACACTGCCTATAATTGTGCTTGCCTGGGGGGTTTGGTCAGACGATCCGGCCGCTATGGAGAAAATAAACACCTTCTTTGAGCATTTTTCGGCACTGCCGTCATGGTTTACTAATTTATGGATACTTGTATGCGCGAGCATATTTGGTATAAAGGGAACACAGATATTTAGAAATGGTAAAAATAAAAAATAGGAGAAAACTATGAGAAATGACTATGGAAATAAACCTAGAAAAAAACTTGCTGGTGGCAAAAGAGTTGGCAAGCAATTTGGCGGTGGATTACCTATTCAACCACCTGTAGCTGCTAGTCCAATGGGCGTGGCTGCTCCAGGTCGAAGATTTGGTATGAAGCATGGTAAAAGCGCAAAAAAATAAAACAGAAAAGATTGAGAAAAAAGAAACATCTAAACCTGTGACTGAACCTTATATTGGCAGTTACATAGAAGGTGATTTGGGTGGAGTACCGGTTTCAAATCCGCATTTAAAAAAATATTATGGAGAGATGATAAAACCCACATGGAAATCGAAAACGTAATTTATAGATTACAAAAAGAGCTAGAAAGAAAAATTCAATCATTATCAATTTCGGTTACGTCCGGAGGGGTTGACAACATGGAAACATATAAGTATATAATAGGACAAATTAATGCGCTGGAATCAGTGCGCCAGGAACTCTCTAGCCTGCTTGATAAGGAGCAAAATGAAGGAACAGTTGTCGACATCAATACCAAAAATTCACCTACCAAATAAAGATTTGGTTGGTGTAAAAGCATCAGAAAAAAGAGAAGCTACAAAATTACCAAAACCTACAGGTTGGAGACTTTTAGTTTTACCATTTAGAATGGGAGAAAAAACTAAGGGTGGAATACTTATGGGAACCGAAACCCTGGACCGACAGCAAGTTGCATCGCAATGCGGAAACGTTCTTGCGATGGGAGACGCTTGTTACAGGGATAAAGAGAGATATCCTTCAGGTCCGTGGTGCAAGGTTGGTGATTGGGTGATCTTTGCGCGCTATGCGGGATCACGCATTGAAATTGAAGGTGGGGAAGTTCGTCTTTTAAATGAAGACGAAATTTTAGCAACCGTACAAGATCCTAAAGACATCTTGCACAAATATTAACCATAGGAGAAACTATGCCAGAAGAAAATAAGATAAAAAAAGAAGATCCAAAGGTAGATCTAGACACTTCAGGACCTGAAGTGGACGTAGCTCTTCCCGAGGAAAAAGCGGAAGAAGTCGTAGAGACCACGGAACAGGAAACGGTAAAAGAAGTTAAAGAAGAACCAAAAGAAGTAAAAGAAGAACCAGTAAAAGAAGAGCCAAAAAAAGAAGATTCTGAACTAGAGGAATACAGTAAGGGAGTTCAATCCCGTATCTCCAAACTCACAAGAAAAATGAGGGAAGCGGAACGTAGAGAAGGCGCTGCTGTTGAATATGCCCAAGCTTTGGAATATCAAAGAAAAAAAGATCAGTCTCAATTTAAAAAAATGGATACTGACTATTGGTCTAGATTTGAGAAAAATGTTAAAACTGGAATGGAGTCAGCTCAAAAAGAACTGGCAGGCGCCATTGAATCAGGAAACGCAGAAGCTCAGGTTGAGGCTAATAAAAGAATTGCTTCGCTTGCATTTGAAAATGCGAAACTGGAGCAAAGAAAAACAACTGTTGAAGAGGAAAAACCTGTTCAACTTTCAGACGGTGGAAAACTGCCACAGCAAACTCCACAAAGCCTACCTGAACCCGATCCACAAGCGGAAGCATGGGCAAGCAGAAACAAATGGTTTGGTACAGACCGAGCTATGACGTTTACTGCCTTTGAACATCATAAGGATTTGGTTGATAAGGAAGGTTTTGATCCAAAATCAAATGATTATTATGCGGAAATAGACAAAAGAATAAAGGTTGACTTTCCTCATAAGTTTGCTAAAGGTGGAAGTACAGAAACGTCAGGAACCAATCAGTTGGTGGCTTCAGCGACAAGAAGCGTAAGACCTGGACGCAACACTGTGAGACTCACATCTTCACAGGTAGCAATAGCTAAAAAATTAGGTGTGCCACTCGAAGAATATGCAAAACAAATAAAACTCACGGAAGGAGCATAGTATGGAAAAAGAACAAAAAACTTCACGTGCGAGTCAAACACGGTCAAAAACTGAACGACCAAAAGTGTGGACTCCTCCATCATCTCTAGATGCACCCCCTGCACCTGATGGATTCAGGCACAGATGGATACGGGCAGAGAGTTTAGGATTTCACGATTCTAAAAATGTCTCTGGAAGATTAAGATCCGGTTATGAATTGGTGAGAGCCGATGAATATAAGGATTCTGATTATCCTGTAATCACTGAAGGAAAATACAAGGGGATTATCGGGGTTGGTGGCCTAGTGCTCGCTAGGGTGCCCGAAGAAATCGCGAAGCAGAGAACTGAATATTTTCAGCGTCAAGCTGAAGGTCAGAATGAAGCCGTAGAACACGATCTCATGAAGGAAGAGCATAAGAGTATGCCTATTGATGTTAATAGGCAGTCTCGTGTAACCTTCGGTGGTACAAAGAAAAGTTAATTTTCTCGGGATAACAACCAATTCCCTATCATCGATTTAATATAACCGTCCACTTCGGTGGACATAAGGAGTAAACTATGGCTAATAGAAATAGCGCAGGATGGGGATTTAGACCAGCTGGGACGTTAGGTAATACACCGGCGACTCAAGGTCTTTCTCAGTACTGGATAGATGCTGCATACTCAGCCTCTGATTTATTTCACGGACAGGCGATGAAATCGTCTGGTGGATATTTGATCACTGGTGAAAGTGCAACTACTGTTACAACAGTAGGTGTATTATTCGGTATCTATTATAATGCGGCTACCACTTTGAAACCTACATGGGCTCATTGGTACGACGCAACAATTACTCCAGCAAACAGTGAAGACACTCAAGCGTTTGTTAATGATTATCCTTTTCAGAAGTATACTATAGCTTCAGATGATGCAGTAGCAGCAGATGTTCCTGCAGCTCACGTGAAGTTTATGGAAACTTTCTCAGTGTATGCAAATACAGGTGGAAATACGACTACAGGAAACTCAACAGCAACGCTCGATATCGCGGCAACGAATGCAACAACTCACTCTTGGAGACTATTAAGAAGTGCGGAAGATCCTGAAAATAATGATCTTACAGCAGCTTATTGTACCCTAGAAGTTGTTCAAAACTTGTCCGAATTCGTCGGAACTGGAACGTAATAGGAGCATAAAACTATGGCAATATCAAGAGCACAGCTAGTCAAAGAACTAGAACCAGGTTTGAATGCACTATTCGGCCTGGAGTACAAACGGTATGAAAATCAGCACGCTGAAATTTATACAACTGAATCAAGTGACAGAGCTTTCGAAGAGGAAGTTATGTTATCTGGATTCGCTAACGCACAAGTAAAAGTAGAGGGATCTGGCGTATCATTTGATGAAGCGCAAGAAACTTATACTGCACGTTACACTCATGACACGATTGCTTTAGCATTTGCAATCACAGAAGAAGCTATCGAAGATAATCTCTACGATAGAATTGCTTCTAGATACACAAAAGCTTTGGCAAGATCTATGTCTAATGCGAAACAAGTAAAAGCTGTAACACCTTTAAATAATGGCTTGTCCTCAGTGGCAACATTTAATTCAGGTGACGGCATATCTTTGTTCTCAACTAACCACACAACTGTTAGTGGAACAGCGGTAAAAAATACTTTAACTACGCAAGCAGACTTAAACGAAACATCACTAGAGCAAGGTCTAATCGACATTGCTGGAATGACTGATGAACGTGGATTGAGAGTGGCAGCTAGAGGGGTGAAAATGATTATCCCTTCAGCTAATCAGTTCAACGCTGAAAGATTGATGAAATCTCAAGGCAGAACTGGAACAGCAGATAATGATATCAATGCTGTAGTATCAATGGGAATGGTTCCTCAAGGATATAGAGTGAACAATTTCTTAACTGATACTGACAGTTGGTATATTATTACTGATGTGCCTAACGGTATGAAAATGTTCCAAAGAGCAGCTTTAAAAACTGCTATGGAAGGTGATTTCGATACTGGCAACGTTAGATACAAAGCTAGAGAAAGATACTCATTTGGAGTATCCGACTATAGAGGTATCTTCGGTGTTGAAGGTGCGTAATAACTAAATTTAATGAGGCGGCCTTAAAACCGCCTCATTTCTAATATAAGATGAGAAAATGAAGAAATTCCTAGTACAGATATGGGCTTATGACTATCACGCTAAATTTGAAATTTTAGCGGAAGATAGTGCATCCTCAATTGAAAAAGCTATCATTGACAAACTAGGAGAAAAGAGTATAAAATGGGAAAATCTCGGGAATGCGTATCATGACCGAAAAAGAATAACCTATGAGGAGGTTATAGATGACCGAAGACCTATACAATACAAAGAGGTCCTTGGAACTAGAGTGGCAACAGGAGCACCTGAAGGCAGGTAAATATACCTTAAATATGGGGTATATTGACAAAAAAATTCAGGAAGTTATTAAAGAGATAATTGCCAAAGAGTTTGAAGAAGATA